TCACCAGATAGTTGGGAAGATGAAATTGTAAAAGCAAATATGAAATTTATGGAACCTCCGTTAAGTAATAGTGAGGTCCAACAATTAATTAAATCAGTAAACAGAAAAGGTTATGACAAGTATAGATGTAAAGATGCACCTATCAATGCAGTATGTCAATCTGGTTTATGTAGAACAAAAAGATTTGGTGTAGGATTTGGTGAAGAAGAAATGCCTATGCTAGGTAGTCTTACAAAATATTCTTCTAAACCACCAGAATGGTTTTTAGATGTAGATAAAAAAAGAATACAATTAAAATCAGAACAACTTTACAGTCCACAATTATTTGCGTTAGCGTGTTTAGATCAAGCTAATTTAGTTGTACCTGTACCAAAACCAAAAGATTGGAAACAACATTTTTTAAAACCTATGATGACAGGTTTACAAGAAGTAGAACCTTTAGAATCTTTAGATCCTGTT